ACCTGTAAAAGCAACTAAACTTGGTGTTTTAAATATATTAATTTGTCTATTTATGTTAAGTAAACTTGTAAATGTTGCACCACCACTAAAACTTTTTGCACCACTAAATGTCTGACTACCTTCAAGAAGTGCTAAAGTACCTGTAATGTCAGGTAGGGTAAATGTTCTTGATGCACTTGCAGTAATTGTTGAAAAATCTAATATTGCAGTTCTAAGAACACTACTTACTATTGACCTTAATGATAATGTATTTGATGCTCCAGATGCTAACAATATAGTATCGTTAGAACCTCCCCAAGCAAAGCCACTTCCAGTTTCAATAGAAATAGCACCACCCAATATTGTATCTTTTTTTAATATTATTTGTTTAGGCGCAACAAGATTTGCAGAAAGACCATAAATACCTAAGTCAACATCAGCAGTCGCTCCCGTGTAAGGAACTTTGCCATTAAACGTACTCCAATCAGTAGAACTTAATTTACCTGTATTTGCAGCCGAAGCCACAGGAAGGTTAAAAGTATGCGTAGCCGTTGCACTTGATATGCCAAAGTCAGTGCCACTTGTTCCTGTTGCAAAGAATTGATTTTGTCTTGTTAAGTTATTTAAAGAGATTAATCCCTTTGAGAAAGTAGTAACCACTTGACACAAATGATTGTTTTCAGTATGTAAAGTAACTGTTCTTCCATCTACGTTTACATAGATTCTAATTGATATTCTATCAGTAATTGTTAAAGCAGCCGTTGCCACAGGGATAGCAAAGTAATAAGGACTTAAAGTTGTACCATTACTTAAATACTCCGGTACTGATTGACTGCTTCCTAATAGCGTAAAAGTAGTGCCGTCATATTTATAAAGCTCTGCATAAACATAAGGATTATGAGCATTACTATTTACACTAAAATAAAATTCACAATTAAAGTTACCACCGGGTACTTCTAATAAAGAAGGGTCATTAGCATCAGTTATGTAACTTGCTACATACCCATTAGCGGAAATAGTAATATCTGTTCCTGCACCGCTTATTGGGTCTTTACTTAACTCCCTATAAGCAACCCCACCAATTGTACCTTGTGAAACGCTTGAATTTAGATAATAACTAACAGAACTTCCGCCACCTGTTGATGTTGGGAAATCCGCTAATGCTCCATCGCCTCTAACATATTGAGTAGCATCCCCCGCAAAACCTATATTAATAGTTCCTGCCGTTGTTATTGGACTGCCTGTTATTGTTAATGCATCACCTGTTTCTGTAACTGCTACGCTTGAAACCGTGCCTGTTGTAGCAAATAAATTAGCTATCTGTAATAACGTAATTTTTTTACTTACCCCTGTTGTTGGGTCGCCTATAATCGTTAAATCAGATGTTTGTGGCGAAACGTTTGTCGCTAGTTGATTTATTTTTTTAGATTCCATTTGTAGGTATTTGACAAGTGTCGTTTAATGAAGATAATGTTAATGAGAAATCAATCTTTATACCTGCTAAATAATCAGGGTCAGATTCCGTATAGAATGTTACTGACATATTATCACTAGCAATCCAATTATAAATTGGGTCTCTAAGACTAGCCACCATATCCTGACCTACTAAAGTCATATCACTTAATACCTCTGTTTCGTTTGTTTCCTCCATTAGCATTCTATCCATAACATAGATAGAAAAATTATATTGTATTTGCTTAGCAAGAATTTGAGCATCGTTTAAGTTAAAGAACATAGCAGGGTAAGTTACCTCCCCATTACTTAGCCTTTCCCAAACGTCTCCAAAGTAAACAAATTTAATTTGCTCGTGGTTGTTTCCGAATGCTGTTATTTGCTTTACTATTTGATTTAGTGTCATTCTTTTTACTTTTTTCTAAATAAACTTTTAGCTTATTTTGATTCTTAATGTTCGCTTCTTTGCTCATATTAGCAACCTATTTTACCTTGATATTTTTCCGATAAAGGCTTTTTACCCCAACAATCGCAATCATCATCTAAAAATAAAGAAGTAGTGTAACCTTCTAAATCAGGAATAATTGTATCTATTCCGCTTGTATAATTTAAATATTCAGGGAACATAGTATTGTTCTGTCTTAAATATTTAATTAATCTTTGCTTGTAGAACTCCGCTCTTGTCCTATATCTATTAGCTACATCAATCATATCTTGCATAGATGGATTCTCCGTATTGTCCCCATTCTTTCTTAGCAATCCTTTGTTATAGAATTGATATGATAACCCCATAGGTAATTCACTCATTACATAATAAATTAAACAATCCGTTACATAGTTGTTAAGTAAAGATTGCTCATCTGCATTTAAGTTAGAGCCATTAATACCTGCTTGTAATCTATTGTAAAATGTGCTACCTAGTGCAGGCATAATATACATATCTTGTGCAGTCTTGATTTCAGGCAATATTAACTTTTCGTCAACATTCGCGTGTAATCCTGTTCTGTCCTTTATGCTTTGTACCGATATAAATAATGTATTTAATGACATCTTATTATTTTTTTCTTGTAACTATATTTGTTTTCCACTCGTGTCTGCAAGATTCGCTATGGTCGCCATCAGGCATTGTCCACCATCCGCCACCTCTATCCCAAACCGAATATCCTAATCTTGCCGAAATTTGCTCTATGTCGCTTCTACTATATAGCTTTTTTGCTCTAATTAATTCTTTGCAAAAAGGTCTGCTATTTGTTAAATCTGCATCGCTAAATCCTGACTTCCAACCATAAGAATAACGAACTAAAATTTCTGTTGTTTGCGGCTTAACATTACCAACTGTCTTACTTAAAGGTTGAACTAGCTGCCTTGAAATAATAATATTGCTATTAATACCTTTGCCTATCTTCTCTTCGCTAGTCTTTAATATTTTTCTATCTTCTAGGTCTTTTAAAATAGTATTAATTGTATTCACGTTTTCATCTAATACCTCTGCTAATACTTCGGGTGTAATATCCTTTTGTTTTGCAATTTGGTCTAAAATATCTGATTCTAGTTGACTTACATCTGCAAACATATGAAAGTCCGATTCTTCGCTAAAACGCTTTTTAGACTTCCAAACATTATATGCTTCTTCGCTTTCCCCAAACTCGTAAAAAACACTAAAGTCTTGCGCAGCAAATTCTGCATCTAATTCTGCTCCTAACCAAGTAGCAACTTCTTCATCACTTAATGCGTATCCTGTTTTAAGCATCGCACTAGCTTGTTCTCTATTAATCTTGCCTTTGTTAAATTCACGAATAATACGCTGCATATTCTGCCACTCACGACCTTTTAATCCTTTTATATGCTCATTAACAGATAAACTTTCAGCAGGTGCTTCTGTTCCTGTTGGCGCATATTTAGTCATATCAATACCAATCTTTTCTAATATCCACTCTTTAGGTGCCATAGATACGATTGTAGCCTCACTAAATTCAATACCTATTGGCTCTGTTGGTATAATCTTAATTTCACTTATTACTTGCTTATATTTAGCTAACATATTAAATACACTTTCTAAGTGCATTTGCTTTGCATTAACATAAGTATTCTTAAATATTTCATAACCATCACGCATTTCAGTTCTAGTGCCTAATTTACCTGCCTCTGCAATACCCATAATAGAAGGAGTAGTAACCTGATGCCCACTAAAAATATTAGTCTGTATTAATTCGTCTATCTTACCAAAGTCCTCTTTTGTTAAATCGCTTGTACCTAAATCATCAATAACAGGCTTTCTAGATATGTCATTAACAAATGCAATCATATACTTTTTCCCGTCTGCTCCGCTATATGTTTTTCTAATTCTATTGTCTACATTACGCTTCTCCTCATCATTAGGTTCGCCATTAGGTAAAGTAATAAGTTTACTAGCAGAAAACCCTGTTTGTGCGTTACCTAAGATATGCTTAGATACCTCAATATCTGATTCAATATAGTTTAATGCAGCAAAATAACTAGGCAATCCATAGATACCAATATTAGGTCTGTACTCTTTTACGTAAAGAATTTGCTTGCCTGTTGGTTGCTTAGGGTTAAATGCAGCAACAACTTCGGGTTTAACCTTGTTATCCTTCCAATCTTCTTTATACCAATACTGCGTATTATCTTTATTTGTGCGCATCTTAGTGTAATCACAATGCCAAATCTCTGCAAGGTTACCTGCTAAATCCCAAATTATTTCTAAAAATGCACCACCAAATATTTCAATATCTAAAGATACCTTTCTAGTTAAATCGTTTAAAGACTCTAATCTATTAGCTTTGTCAATAAAGGCTTGTGCATCAGCATCGCCTGACCAACCATTCCCTGTAATATAATGCACCTTGCTTTTAATAATAGCACTATGCTTAGAGGACTTATTGTATAAATCCACTATGTAATCAGGGTAATCGTTATTTTCGCCATATTTAATATAGCCGCCATCAACTCCCTTCTTTTCTTTAAATTCAGGTTGTCTAGCTTCTGCGAATGTTAATACTCTTAAATCTATCATTGTCTAATTGTATAAGTGTCTGTTGTTGTAAATTGATTATATGACAAGGTTGACCCCGATAGCCACATAATGCCCGTTTCTAGCTTGTTTAAGCCTGTTATATTTAAATTACTACTGCTTACTTGTTCGTAAACCTCGTAGGTGTATTGACCCTCTAATGCACTAGCAAAGTTAGTGTTTGTAACAATACTAAACTCATTGTATCTATCCTTATACAAACTTGTATCAGATGCGTTTAAAACGACAAATTTAACAATATTATTGCTACTTCTGTTTGTAAACACAAAAAGGTAGTTAGGGTTAGTCAGTAACTGCTTTTCAGTTAATGTCATAACAATCGTGTTTGTTTCGCTTTTTATTAAGTGTATCATCAATTATAAATAGCATTTATATAAATATTTACAAAATGAATCAGTAAAGCTATAACTTGACTTATATGGGATAAATATGTACCAAAAAGTGCGTTTTTTGACACATTAAGTAAAGTAAAATAAGAATATCTATATGTTACTTTAAAGCAGATTATTATAATTTAGGTACAACAATAGTTTATAATTTCCGTTCACGTTTACGTAAAAGGTTTAAAATTGTGAACATTGTCGCAGTATTACTACTGACTTTGTCAATCATTTGTAAGCCGATTATTAATCATTTACGGCTCATAATACGGATATATGCGTATATTTTTGATTGATAAAATAAAAACCCCCACCTAGAAAACTAGGCAGGGGAACTAAACTATGAAAAACTACAAACTTTATCCTGCAGTTGTAAGAGCAGAAGCAACTGTACTATTTACTTCAGGCGATAATGCAGGCTCTGCGCCTGTAAAAGTCAAAGTGTAACCACTTCTATCGCCTTCAGCAGTACCCGATGCAGCACTTCCTGCAGTCAAATCTAAGGCTCTAGTTTTACCTAGATACCAAAATTTGCCATTGTTATCTTTAGCAACTGCTACAAGTCTATTTTGAGCCAATAACAAGATTTCGTTTCTTGTATTAGCTTGTAGCTTATTTAAAATTATTGTTAATTCAGGAGTAAAAAACAAAGTACCATTTTGAACATTAGATGCTACATTCTCTGTAAACATAGAAGTTCCTTTTGTTAATTCGTATTTATAGAATCTTTTACCTGCAGCTTTAGTTAAAGCAGTAATTACACCACTAGCTTCGGTAGTAGAAGTTACATCTGAACTTGCAATAAAATAAACTTCCGTAATACCACCTAGTGAATCACGACAATCTAAGGTATAACCTTGTGTTAATGCACACGCCATTTTTGTTTACTTTATTTATTTAAAAATGGGGAGTATATTTCAACTCCCCTTATAATTACATAATTACTTTTA